ATTACAAAAAATTCAATTAAAAGTATTAAAATATTAAACAACAAACAATATATAGAATTTTATAGTTTAAATTTTAATTATAACTCAGCCGCATATCACACTGTTTTAAAAACTAAATTAAATACATATGTTCTTAATTCTGAAGTTGTTTTGAACAAAATGTCATTTTTTATAGAAGGCAATCCTATAGACTCTATGGAAGTTGTTATATCATCTTTTATAAATCCATATCCTATAACAACTGTTGATACGACAATGTTTAGTTTTAATTTATCGCCTATTTTAACAGAAACTAATTATAATCCAATTAATCGTAATTTTATAATGCCACTTGATTTTAATTTAGAATTAACTACAGATACAAATACTCTAATTAATATAACACCATCTAAAGTAAATACATTAGGTGATAATACTTTACAATTACAATTTACATTAGCAGATACACAATTAATACTTAATAATAAACAATCTAAAATTACATATACAAAGAAAATAGGTGAAAGTTTAACAAATAAGATAACTCTTTTACAACCTCAAAATGAATATTTATATTATTTTAATTTTATTTTACCTAAAACAACAAATACAACAATTTATTTATATAATTATTTAATTAATGACATAAATATTAGTCTTGGGATATATGAACCAAGAATTAACACACCTACAAAAAAATCAATATACATAAATCAAACTAATAATCAAACATATTTTACAACATCAACAAAATTTGCTTTTGATGATATTAAAACTTATTATAAATTTATTCAAAAAAATTCATGGATAATTGATTCTTATACGCAATCAAATAATCGAATGGAAATTACTGTTCCAACTGATTTAATTTTAAATATGGGTCCTAAATATTATTATAAAATAGATAATACACCAATAGATAAATCCACATTTGTTTTTAATAGTCAAACGAATAAATTGTCATTTGAATGGAATTCATCATTTTCTCATCCTGTCGACCTATCTTTAATACATATTGGATTTTATAATGATACTGATCCAACTCGTACACCATCTTCGATTGCTGGTCCACGTGCATTACCAACATTATGGCCAACTATGGTAACTAGTATTGAACAAGCAAAACAAATAGCAATTACAAATGGTTATAGTATATTTGGTATTCAATATGGTGGACAGTTATTTTTAGGCGATGCTATTGATCAAGCAACACAATATGGTGTGACAACATCCTATGTTCTTAATTCAAATGGTATTAATATGACTGGTTGGGTAAATGATTTATATAGTATTAATTCACCATATGTATTAAAACAGTATTATATAGAAAGTGATTTACAAACTGTTTTTATTCCATTATTAAATCGCAAATACATAGTATATTTAGAATATTCATATCAATACAAACCCGAAGATAATTTTTATATAATGCCATATACAGGAGAAGGTGGTGAATTTGATAAATATTTATATATAATGAATTTTCCAGGTACTGCAGGAAGTAATACTGGTTATAATGGTAAATATTCAGGTGATCCAATATCATTATATTCAAATGGTATTAAATATGATTGTAAAATTATGGATGAGTATTCAAATAATTCTAATTTTTATATAATATCATCATCAAAATTACTAAATACAACACAAAAATATACATATCATTTAAAAGACAATTTTATGCAACCAGTGGGTAGTATTGAATTTTGGCAAAATACATTTCAATTTGCAAATATTTATAGTCAAATAGCTACAAATTACATTTATTTATTTATGAATGATTCAGTAAGAACATATACACCAAGATATACAACACCAAATGACTATAATAATTATAATGATTATATATCAAAACCAAGTAAATATTATTTAGTTTCATATGATAAATATGAAATTAATAATTTATATAATAATAATAATTTTATTCAAAATGACAATATGAAACAACAAATTACATATGACCAACAACAAATTATACAAATTGAAAAACCAATATTAAATGATTTTACTAAAATATTTGAATATATTAGATTATATTTTAATGAACAAATGATTGAAGAATTAAATGAAAATGTTTTTAATATTAATCATTATTTGTATTTGACTGAAGAAAAAAGAAAACAATTTAATGCAATGACTAAAATAAAATTTAATGTTGATAAATGGGAACTATATATGCCATTAATATTTTGGTTTAGTAATAAGGCTGGTTCATCTATCCCATTAGTTGCACTACCTTATACTGAATTAATATTAAAATATAAATTAAATGATATTAGTGCATTATTAAAAAATGATTTAAGTGGTTCATATACATTTAGCAAAACGCCTCAAGTTAAAATAAATTTAATAAGTGATTTTATATTTCTTGATACTATGGAACGTAGATTATTTGGTTCACATGCACATGAATATATTATTGAGCGATATTTAACATGTCCTAATAATTATATTAATAGTGAGTCCCAAGTTTTAGTTAAAAATTTTAGTGGTTTGATAAAAGATATTCATTTAATATCTAAACCAATTAATAGCACAACTACATATTATGCAAATATAATTACAAAATATGATAGCAGATATGACTATTATTTAACTGCTGTTTCTTATTATTTATTATATATTCAAACTAATTTATATACATCAGATGAACAACGAGCATATTCAATAGAGATAGAAATTTTAAAGAAAACAAATTTAGAATTAACAAATTATTTAAATGCAAGTAATAAATCTAATTATACGCGTATAGTTAGATTAATAGATAGTTTTAGTGGGTGGTCAATATGGGATACCAATTACGAACTATTAAAATATTTAATGTATTTTGAAGATAAATATTTAACACAATTGTCTAATTCTAGAAAAAATTATGTTGAATCAATCTATCTCAAATATCAATATAAAAATAATGTTATTATTGATGAAATATCACCCGTCGAAGCACTCACTATTAAAGCCAATGGTGAAGAACTATTTACTGAACGTGATTGGTCGTATTTTACTAATGTTGTTCCTACACAAAAATATAAGAATTCATTACCAACAGGTTATTATTCATATACATTTTCATTATATCCTTTAGACGACCAACCATCTGGACATTTAAATTTTAGTAATTTTGATGATATTATTATTAAAGTTAAATCAAATGAATTAGTAAACACAAATGCATATGTATTAGAAACGATTGTAAAGGAATATAATATTATTCGAATTATGAGTGGAATGGGTAGTTTAGCATGGATTTGAATATAATATATTTGATATTTGATATTTGATATTTGAATATTATATATTAAATCCGAGTCCTCCCATACCATTAGATGTTCTAAATAAATTATACTGTATACAATATGCTTTAATAGAAACTGGATTTTGATAATTAATAATTTTATTAAATGTTAATTGTAAATATGAATCATCAATTTTACTAAAATTTAGACTGCCAGATGGTTGTAATTCTTTGGGACTGAGTGAGAATGAATACATATTGATACCTTTTTGGTTATTAACAAAATCATATTGATATTTTTGAATAAGTGTATAATATTCAAAACTATTAATATCCATTCTATTTATAGAATTTATTACTAATAAACTTTTATTAATAATATTTTCTTCAGCCGCCATATAATTGAACTGATTATTTAATGCTTTATTAGATAATAATAATGCCCTCCAAACAATTAATTTAACAGGATTAATAAATGGTAATTTATAACTATTATTAATAGAATATCCAATTTGTTCAGGTAATGATTGTATGACAGGGATTAAATATTCATTTGGCTTTGTTAAAAAGTTATAACGTTCAAAATTATCAAGATAAATATAATTAACTAATAAATAGGCATTTGTTAATGATGGTTTGTTAAATTTAAAAAAATCTTCATCTTTTACAACAACCGAATTTGATAATATATTTACAACAAAACCAGTTTGTTCACCAATTAAACTATAATTAGGATCATCTTTTATTGTTGGGATTAAAAATTTACCCTTAATTGGATTATAATATAATATTTGATTAATTGGATCAAATTTAATAAACTCACCTATAACTTTATTATTTTGATAAATTTGATAAAACTGTTCACCTTGTTTATATATACAAAAATTATTAGTAATATTAATAAAATAAGAAGGAGATATTTTATAACATAAATCAATATCATTAAACTCAACATGAATTTTAATATCATTATGAGCTAGAGATATTAATGGTATTGCTAATCCAGTATCTTGACAAAACCAAAAAGATAATGGAATATATAAATTAGTAATAGGTTTTGTTTGTGAATAATCGGTTAATTCTTTTATATTCCCAATCATTTTATTATAACTTTTTTTGAGCCCTGAACTTTGTGTTAATTCATTCCAAATATTTATCCAATCACCATAATGTCTATCAATAATAAAACCACCTATTTCTATTTCAATAAAATTAATTAATGCAAGACCAGGCTTTTCAGCCCACGCAAATTGTTTAATACTAGCACCATTATTAGTACTAAAATTTTCCATTTGAATATTAGGTAATTCCACATATAAATAAGTCATTCCTAATAAATCAGCATTTTTACCAACATTAACAGTACACCTTCTACCAAAATCTGGTGTTGTTTTAAAATATTGTGGTGTTGGTTCAATTGAATAATTTGTATAACGTCTATATGCAATCTTAAAAAATGTTATTTCTGGTTGAGCTGATAAATATAAATTTTCTTTACCAATCATAACTAATATTAATAGTCCTAATCCCATTGTAAATTATATATATAAATTATATAAAAATTCCATCTTTATACTATTTTATTATTAGATATTTATTATTAAATATTTATTATTAAATATTTAATAAACAATTATAAACAATTATAGCTTCTTAAAAAAAACTATTTAAATTTATTTGTGATGTATTTTGATTTTGAGCAGTTGGTGCAGCAACTTTTGATAGCCCAGCCTCTTTAACAACGGCTTCAGCAACAGCTTGAATAATGCTTGCTAATGCAGACTGTTTTCTAGATACTCGTTCAAAGTATTTTTGTCGCATATCAACAAATTGTTGAAGTTGAACTAATGAAAGAGATGAACTATTATCTTGTTGACCATGAACTTCAATTAAATCAGCATATTTTTCAGTGTATAACATAGCTTTGTATAATTTAAGTTCTGAATCTTTTAATTGAGCAATTAATTCTTTAATTTTTTGATCATCGTTTTTATCAAGAGTTTTACCACTGGCATTTAATCGTTTAACTAATCCTGCATATTGCATTTCTATTTGTGCCCATGTGTGTTTAAATTGGTCTCTTTGTTTTTGCACAGTTGCTTCAACACTGGCAGTACTACCACCCCTCAGTATCATTGGCATACGGAAACCAAATGTTTGTGGTAATGATAATGAAATTGCAAGTCGGTCCATATTTTCTTTTGTGGTCTGGTTTGTTCTAATAACTGTACTAACAAGACTTGATAATGGTGACACTGGATTAAAGCCAACGCCTAATCTACTAAATCTTGAACCTTTAAATGGATCCGAAATTGCAATAGTTGCTCCCCTTTTAATATCCTTATTTAATATAGTTAGATTGCTATTAATTTTGTCTACAAGCATTTCCAAATAACCAATTAATTTGATATTGCTTGTAATACTTTTAACCTCAGCCTCATTTAGTGTACCTGATGCAATTTGGTCTTTCAATCTTGTAGCCCATTCTTGAACAGTTTCTACAGTTTTAACATTAAGTTTAAAATCATTATTATAATGTTCTTTTGTTTTGAATTGAAATGATTGTAATAGTTGGACAGCAACTAATGGAACAATATTTTTAACTTCTTCTTTAACATCGGGCCAGAATTTGTCATTTGTAAGATATGCTTTACATTTGGTTATATCACCATTTTCTAAGCACCCTTTTAAGAAACTTGCACATGTTTCACCGCCATTTTCTTGAACATTTGTAGTCATGCATTTTGTATTAACTAATGATAAAAACTCTCGTGATTGTGGGTCCATTTTAACAGGTGCAGCTCCTTTGACATCAGAATTCATATATAATATACCATTTTCATCACGCCAGTATTTACCAGCATCTTTAACTGTGTTTACATCATCAAAGAAAGAAGATTCTTTTGCAGGCTGTATTGTATTATCTTTAAGATGTTTTGCTAAAATGTTAACAAGAACTAATTTTTCTAAGTTAAAAGAAAACTTTAAAGGTGATTCCCCGGCTACATCAAGCTTGTAAAATCGATTAATAAAAGTCGTGATATCAGCCAAATTCATAGCAGTACCTGTACCTACATATTCTTTTGCGTCTGCTTTTTGGACTCTATTCCTAACATCGGCATTATCAAATCCAATCATAAAACTCATCATCATTAAATTTCTGACATCTGAAGAAAGCTTTTGTGTAAAACTATTCATAAACTCATATGAAGTTACAGGTATAATTGTATGTGCGCTTGACCAGACCCGATGGTTGATTGTTATATCTGAAGTGTCAGTCTTTTTTATTATAAACATTGATTTAACAAGTTGTATTATAAAACTAGTTAAATCTAAACCATCTAATGACGATAAGCTTTTAATTAGTATTAATACATCTGAATTATTTATATTTTTCTGTAATTGAATTTGTAAATCTTTAAAAAATACTAGCCATTCTGGATGTATTGGAGATTCTGGTTTTATTAAACGTTGTAATGGACTTTCTATAAAAGAACTAACAACCATTTCTATAGGGGTATGTTTTAATTGTAAATCATCTAATATAAAATCTGTACGTCCACGTTGTTTGGCATTGTTAACAGCATTAGTATGCATAACATCAAGAAATAATCTAAATCGAATATCATTAGGGGTATCTGTAAATAGTATGCTGTATTTATCAAATCTTGAAGATTCTAAGTTTAACATTATATATTATAATGTAGAAAAAAATTTCTAAATATTTTTTAAATAATAATTTATTTTTTATCTTAACTAAGTTATTATAATGTTGAGTCAAATATATTTTGGTGTGCCTTTATGGGTATGGTTAATTATTAGTCTAATTATTATTGTTGGCTATAATAACTGTTCTAACTTAACAAAAACTGAAAAATTTTCTAATATAACACCTCCTAATGTTACAATCACAAATTTTAATACTGAATGGTGTGGATGGTCAAAACGTTTTCAACCTGAATGGGAAGAATTTAGTAAAAGCAATGAACTAAAACAAAAAACTAATATAACAGTTAGAGATATAAAATGTGATGATCCAAATAATGATATCATATGTAATAATATTACAGGCTTTCCAACTGTTGTTGTCAAGATTGATGGTAAAAGAACACTATATGATGGTGGACGCACATCTAACGATTTAATTGAATTTATTAAAAATCTTTAGAAATTTGTTCAAGTTCATCATAAAATTCTAATTGTGTCATTCGTGATTTATCAATACCTTCAAACCCTAATAATGCACCATACCATGTACCACCAATAGCTCCTGTTGTATCATTATCCCCTGGGTGTATAGCAACAAGAGTCATAAATGTGTCCCAACTATATTCGATATTATTAAAATCAAGTGTTTTAGAATTTGGTGTATTGAGTGACATTAACAAACAATCATATGCATAAATACATGAATCTAATCCAGTGCTTGCTAAATGGTTCCAATCAAAAGTTAATGTTTTTAAACTAATCCCTTTTAAAACCATACTTTTAATCTTTGCATTAGGATAATAACTCATTAAATATTCAGTTCTATCTTCTGGATATATAAAACTATCTAGAGTATTTTTATATTTTAATTTTGATATACGAGTTTCGTTATATCTTTTCCAATAACCAATAAACTCATCTAAATCAGCAATCTTATGTGGAGCTTCTTTTGGATAATATTTATGAATAACTTTATTATTATATAATTTAATTAATTCATCGCACCATTTCCATGGTTCTATATTATTCATTGCAAAACCTGTAAATAATGCTGTCACCATTCCACCTAAGAAACCAAGATAATAATTGTGCGTTAATCTTGACGCTTTTATTGACTCTTCAATTAATTTTTCAATATTCATATATAATTTTAATCCAATAGGTCCAGTTCGCATTGATGCCCCATTACCACCCATCTTATCTAAAGATGGTAAAGTTTGAATCGTATGGCCTTTTTTTAATAATTTTAATGTTGAAATTGTATTTAATCCACTTGCTCTTTTTTCATCTAACAATAAATCATAATAATGAATATATTGTTTGGTATAATTACTTTCATCTCCACCTAATATAATAGCTTTAGCAGTCGCTAAAATTAAAATAGTATCATCAGAAGCATTCCAATTGCTAACATCTATTTTTGAGGATCCACCTAAAATAAGAAAATGGTGTAATAAATTAGCCCATATACGAGTATATTTAATAATATCATTAGTAGGTATTTTATAATTAAATTCCCATACACCATTTTTAAAACCGACTGTTTCTAAATAGGATGCTAACATAAGACTTGCTTTAATTTTTTCATTTATTTTAACCATTTATTATAATATATAATAATAAAACTATTTAAACTAATTTTATTTATATAATTATATAAATAAAATGTCAATTGAAATAAATTTTGATACAATCAAATATAATTTATATGAAATTTTAAATGTTCAACCAGATTCAGATGATACTAAAATTAAAAAAAGTTTTATGAGAATAATAAAACAATTTCATCCAGATAAAAATTCAGAATTAGAAGAAGAAATTTATTATCATATTATTTTAGCAAATCAAATTTTATTAAATAAAGAATCCAGAAAGAAATATGATGCTTATCTATTTAATAGTGCAAGTACATTTGACGAATTAAAAAGTAATTTTAACAAATATAATAAAGATCAACCAAATACTCTAAATAAAGCTCCAGATATGGCCAGTTTTAATAATAAAATTACCGAATTAAATAACAAACATGGATTTACTCAATCATTAAATAATTCTGAAAAAGTTACAGATAGATATGCCAAAATTAAAACTTCAAGAGAATTAAATGATATTAAAATTGATAAAATAGATATTAAATCCACTAAAGATTTTAATAAAACATTTGAAACTAATAAAGTTCAAGGTTTAGTTGGTAGTGCTATTATAGAACTACCTTATGATGCTACACAAGAATTATCAACATTTGTATCTTTTGATAATTATACAAATTTAGCCGATATTGACAAACTATATATTGAAGATTCTATTCAAAGTTCAAAATTTTCCAGCCTAGATAGAGCATTTAAATTACATCCAACGGAATTAGCAGCATTAGAAATGCCAAGTAAAAGTTTTGAAGAAAGAATGAATGATTATAAAAAACAAGGTAAAGAAATATTAGATTATGCAACACAACCATCAAGTAAAAGTTTTGAAGAAAGAATGAATGATTATAAAAAACAAGGTAAAGAAATATTAGATTATGCAACACAACCATCAAGAAACTCTTTTAGATAAAAATATTATTATATAAGTTTAATCTGTTTGTGTATATTTATCATTTATAATATTTTCATTTATAATATTTTCATCTGTTTGTGTATATTTATCATTTATAATATTTTCATTTGTTTGTGTATATTTATCATTTATAATATTTTCATTTGTTTGTATAGATTTATCAATAATATTATCAATAATATTATTAATGATATCATTTGCTATTTGAACAGTTATTAATTCAATATGTTGTTTTGCTTTTTCAAATCCAGAATTAATAATTTGTTGTTTAATATCTTTATCTAAATCAAAATTAACAAACTTTGTTGCACAATGTTCAAGTTTAATAATATTAAAGTTACAATTAATATTATTTTTTTCAGTAATAGTTGTATTAACAACATTACAACAACCTGACATTAAATCAAATATAGATGTAATATTATTATCAGTATTTGATTTTATATAAATTCCTAAAGTTGTTTTTAAATTACAATAATTAATTGGAAAGTTATTAACAAATGCTCCATCAATATAAAAATCATTTTCAAATTTAACAGGTGTAAAAATAAATGGAACAGATATTGATATTCTAATAGCTGTTATAACAGACATATTAGGTGTTTGTTTATAATTAAATGCACGCTCACATGATTTAGTAAAATTAGTTCCAATTATACAATAAAATTTATTTGTTAATTCAAATAATTCTATAAATGTTATATCAGATTTGTTTAATTTTGTTTTTAAAAACTTTATTAATATAATAATTATCTTGGACCCTTTATCAATTCCAAAATCACCTAATAAATTGTCAATTGTAGGTTCTGGTATTAATTTTTTAAAATTAAAATTAATTACAAAATCATTAATCTCACATGTTTTGTAACCTAACACATACAAAAAACTTAATACTGCGCCAACAGATGTTCCAATCCAATTATTAATTTTTTTAATTTTAATTAACTTATTTTTAACATAATAATCAATAACACCGATTAATCCTAACCCATTAAGCCCACCACCACTAAAACATACTGTATCAAATATATTAATATCCATAATATTAATATATTTATTATTATAATAAAGTCAATGGTAAACGCAGAAGAATTAATAAAAGAACAAAAATGCAGAGAAGACCGCAAATATATTACTTTTAATAAAATTTATCAAATGGTTGAAAATAAAATAAGAGCTGCGAGTGCGTGTAATAATTATTATGCATGGTATCAAGTTCCCGAGTTTTTAGTTGGTTCGCCATTATATTCATATCAAGAATGTAAAGAATATATTCGTAAAAAATTAACTAAAAGTAATTTTGAAATAGAGTTATATCCTCCTAATATTTTATTAATAAAATGGTTTCCTAAAAAATAAAATTATTTAATAATAAAATTATTTAGTTAAGTTATTAATTAAATTGAAAAATAATAATATTGATATACCTATTAAAATTAATACTATAATGTCTTTGTTATCATTTAACATGTCATTAATATTTTCTATTAATTGAGGTCTGAAATGATTTCTATATTTATTATAACAACTTTTACAATTTTTAATATGTAATAGTGCTTTTTCACAATCATTATCTGACTGATCTGTATAAACTATTGAAACTGGTTGACTTGTAGCTTGTCTAATAGGTTGACTTGTGGGTTGATTTGTGGGTTGACTTGTAGCTTGTCTTATAGGTTGACTTGTGGGTTGACTTGTGGGTTGATTTGTTTGTATTATATTATTATTAGTATTAGTCATATGTTCATTTTGATAGTTTTTTATTTGATTGCTAGGATTATTACACCCCCATGCATCTTCTAGTGAACAATAATTCATTTCTATTGTAAAACATTAGATAATAATTTCTAAATTAAAATATAAATAAATGAATTTAAATAATGTATTTTTTTTATTATTATTGGTTGTAATAATCTTATTTTTAAAATTTAAATCAAAAGATAATTTTACTAATTCAAATACAGAAGATAGTTTAGATTTTATTGAATCTATTGAAGCATTTGGAGTACCCCCGTGTTTTAACTATTCAATTTATAACTATTCAATTATAAAAATGGATGAAGCAGTTGGTGATATTGTTAAAAAAGCATTAAAAGATAATAATCTTAAAGCAAAAATAAAAAATAAAATGGTTTTAATATATGATAAAATCCAAACAAATAACGAATTAAAAACATATTTAAAATTTATTAATTTAATTAATGAAGATGGATTACCCATTTTTATTAATAAATCTGAATCTGTTGTGTTAGCTAATGAAGTTAAAATAATATTAATTACTGATAAAACATATCAAATTTAATTTTAAGATTGTTTTGTTTTAGTTGCTTTTTTACTTTTTAAGACACATGATTTATTAAATTTATTACAATTATCTAAATCTATAACTTTTTTTAATGATTCTTCAGAATCACTTTCTTTAAAATCATTTAATGATTCATCTGAATCACTCTCTTCATAATTATCTAAACAACTATCCTCTGAGTCATCACTAATTAAATTAGTTTTTTTATCATTTGATCCTTCAGAATCTGCTATAATTAAATTAGATTTATTAATATCTTGGCTGGAATGTTTTACATTATTTTTCTTTTCTAATATTAAATTAGTAACATGATTACTTAATACTATTTTATGATATGGCCAAATTTTACGAAATGTTTTACTAATTGTTACATCTGAAATACTAAAAACATCTGATATTTGTTTTTTAGATAATTGAATATTATAATATTGAGTTACTAATAAAATACATCCCGCCGCAACAGATGGTGGTTCATGTGTTGATGCTAAATCTAATCTATGAATATTATTAGAAACATCTTTAGAAATATTAATATATTCTTTGTCAATATTTAATTTCTTTGCAAATCTTTCTATAAAATCTAAAGACTGTGAACTTTTAATTTGATAAAATAGAGTGTTTGAATCAATTATATCGCAAAATTTACGACATCCTCGATTTACATGTTTAATTTCTAAATCATAAATATCAGCAATCTCTTTTGGACTTCGTGTAATTTTTTGTAGTTTACATGCATGAAATAAACATGCGGCAATCATTGAACGACGATTTATACAACGCATTATTATACTTTTTCCTTTTCGTTTTCCCTTTGAATGTACTGAATCTGACACTTTTTTATATAATATTTTTGCACTGTCAATTACTGACTGTGTTATATTATTTGCTCTTAGTTCGCGCTGAATTGTCTCAACTACATCCATTAAACTTTTTTCTTTATAAGGCATTTGTCCTTGTTTTTGAATAATACTTAACCTATTGTAACCACGGGAAACTATCTTGGTTCCTAATGATGCAATTGGATAAAAATGATTTGTTGGTGGTCCACATCGTGAATTTGTATTAGTCTCACCATCATTACTTGTAACATCTGGATTATCATCCAAATATTCCTCATTTATAACAGCACACTCGGTGCAAACCATATGACCCTTTGCCCCATCAATCACCAAATTAGGACTCTTGCAATTTTTACAAACTGTTTTAGAATTAATATGGTCTGGTTTTTTGTCTAAATCAACACCCATTAATAAATTATCTAGTTGCTCATCGCTCATATCTAGGTACTTTTCTATGTTTTTCATAAGTTATTTATAGATATAATAAATCTTTAAATAATTTATATTTTTTTCAACTTTTTAGATAAATCATTTAACATCATTATATTTAACATCATGATATTTATATATTGATTTATTCCAAACTTTTAAACTAAAAATTTTTTTAATAATAATTATACAATCAAATTTAGGGTTTTGATTACTATTTATATTATTTACATTTCTAAGAAATCTATCAAGTTCATTTTTATTATCCGAATATTTATAATTAAAATCAGGATCAAAAGTAGAACTATTTAATAATGTTGATGTTGTATTTGGTTTTATCATTAAAATATATTTTTTGGAACCTTCCTCAAGCCAATATGCATTACCACTTAATTTTTCAAATAATTCATCCTTAGTTAAACCAGTATCTTTTAATTTTGAGAGAATTGGTTCTCCTAATTGTTTCATTGTAAAAATACAAACATAACTATCACCTAATCCTCCTTGTTGTTCTTGTTCAAAACGTTTTAATTCTAAATATTTTTTTTTATATTTTAAATATTTTTGTTCATATATACGTTCCATATCTGATTCAGACATTTATATATATAATTTAGATATTTAATTTAGATATATAATTTAGATATTTAATATTTAACAGTTTTTACTTTACCCATCAAACCATATTTTAGTCCAACTACTCTATAATGAACATGTCGTGATATTTTTCTACCACTTGGTGTAGTATAATCAGTTCCAGCTAATATTAATAATTCAGCCTCACCCTTATCATTTGATAATACAACACCACTATTAGAATAATCATCATAAGCTTTTTCAACATTTGGTGTTGTATCAGGTGTTGTATCATTTGGTTTTGATGCCCAATAAGCAATTTTAGAATTAGGCCAAGTTTTAATCTGCACTTTTGTATCAGATTTAATAGGTGTTTTTAAAGGAACAAGAGGGCTTGGTAAAATAGATTTACCTAAAAATGGCAACCATGTTGTCTTACGACTAGCTAATATTAATGCACAAACTGCTACCAGACCATAAATAACTTTATCAATAGGTAAATTAGTTTTGGCTAATTTATTAATTGATAATGATAATTCAGTTACTAAATTATATCCAAATGCAACTGCACCCCAATTTAATGCACCAATAAATACAACAGCTAATAAAAGCATATGTAATTTTGTTTTAAGATAGGTATTTTTTTGAGTGTTCATTTTAATTATATAATCTAGTTTAGATTTTTATATTTTTTTATATTTTTTTTAAATTTTTATATTTTTATATTCTCTATTAAAATATAATGAATTTTATAAATGATATGGATAATTTTAATTTTAATTATTTATACATTAAAAAAATAATTAAAAAAGCTGTTAAAAATAATTTAATAATAAAAAATAATATCATGTTATTAGATGAATCATTTATTATTAAAATTATACCCAAATTAAAACATCCAATAACTAAAACAAAACAAATAAAACCTAACAATGATTATCAAGAAGCTGAGTTTTATAAAGATTTAACTAAATTACTAATTAAAACAAATAAAACCCCCCATATAGTTGGGCTTTTTAAAAGATATCTAATTGAAGACATTAAAATATTATTTCCTAAAAAATGTTTTGAACAAAAACAAAATGATAATAATAATAAATTATGTTTAATTAAAGATGAATATGATAATAAAATAATTGAAAAAAAAGCATCTATTTTAATATTGGAACACTGTCCTGATACAATACAAGGACAATTAGAAAAAATATTAAATAAAAAAATTGATGTATTTGATATTTTTATTAATAGAGTAATTTTTCAAGTTATATTTACATTAAATGTAATCCAACAAACCTACCCTAATTTTA